GCTAACTCTGATTTAGAATGCATTATTAGTTACGAAGATATAAGTTAACCGGGAGATTCAAGCTATGTCTAATGGCGGAATTATCGGTCCAGTTAATGATCCAATTGTATCAGTAGCATCAACTACTTCAGCAATTTCTTTTACATCATCAACAACATATACATCAGGACCACAAGCAAAATTTGTAGATTATTTAGTAGTAGCGGGAGGTGGAGGTGGAGCGGGACAAGCAAACTTTTATCAATTTGGTGCAGGTGGTGGAGGAGGAGGTCATAGAATTGGTAGTTGCTTTCCTGTAACTTCTGCAACACCATATCCAATTACAATAGGAGCTGGTGGAGCAGGTGGAAGTAATGCTGCTGGTGTCGCTGGAAATCCATCTACATTTTCAACAATTACATCTGCAGGAGGAGGTTCAGGAGGACGTTTTGCTGCTGGAGGAACTGGAGGTTCTGGAGGAGGTACTGGTACTAATCCTACTGGATTTATAGCTGGTGCTGCTGGAAATACACCACCAGTTAGTCCTCCACAAGGAAATAATGGAGGAGCAAGCGGACCAATTACAGGTGGAAATGTTAATGCTGCTGCTGGAGGAGGCGGTGGAGGATGTGCTGTTGGAGTAGATGGAAGTCCGACAGGAGGAGGAGCTGGAGGAGCTGGAAAAGTTTCTGATATAACAGGTACTAACGTAGCAAGAACTGGAGGAGGTGGTGGATCAGGAGCAAATGCACAAGGAACAGGTGGTAATGGCGGAGGTGGAGCAGGAGTAATTAACGCTGGAGGTGGTGCAGCTGGAGCTGGATGTGCTAATCTTGGAGGAGGCGGAGGAGGAGGTGGTTATATATCATCCGCAACTGTTGGAGGTGCCGGCGGTTCAGGAGTAGTTATAATTAAAGAATTAAATAAAACAGTAGCACCAGGAGTCTGGTCATTAAGTGAACAATACAATTATAAAAAAGCAGGGCAGTGGACACCAAGTGCTCCATTCGATGTAGATTATTTAGTAGTAGCAGGTGGAGGAGGCGGCGGTGGTGGTGGAGGACTTGGAGGCGGTGGTGGAGCCGGTGGTTACAGAACATCTTTTCCAGGAGGAACAAAAATATCATTAACAGGTGGAACATCTTTTCCAATTACAGTGGGAGCAGGAGGTGGAGCAGGTACAAATAGTGCTCCAGGTGGACAAGGAAATCCTTCTATTTTTTCAACAATTACATCGACAGGTGGTGGAGGAGGAGGAAGTACTGATGCAAGTATGCCTGATGCTAATAGAGTAGGTCAACCTGGAGGTTCAGGTGGTGGTGGAGGTACACTTCCAGCTCCGCGAGCAGGAGGAACTGGAAATAGTCCACCAGTAAGTCCATCGCAAGGTAATCCTGGAGGAACAGGTCAATTGTTTGGGCCAGGATCTTCATCTGATTATTCTTCAGGTGGAGGAGGTGGAGCAAGTGCTGCTGGAACAAATGCAACTCAACCACAAGCAGGTCCAGGCGGAGCAGGTTCAGCAAATTCAATAACAGGATCACCAGTTACATATGCAGGTGGTGGAGGAGGTGCAGGGGGTGGTGTTTCAGCATGTGGTGCAGGTGGTGCAGGTGGAGGCGGAGCAGGAGGTTTTCCAGCTCCAGGAACATCAGGAACAGTTAATACAGGTGGAGGTGGAGGTGGAAGTGTAAATACAAATGCAGGATCCGGAGGTTCAGGAATCATTATTATTAGAGCACCAGGAAATGCTACATTTGGAGTAGGTCCAGCAACAAATACTATAACTACATTACCAGCCCCAGCAGGAGGTTGTAAAGTAGCGACATTTACAGTATCTGGAACATTAACAACATAAAATTTATGCACTTTCATTTTATAAAAAATTGTATTATAATAACAAATAGGAGTTAAAAAATATGGCACATTTTGCAGAAGTAAATAGTTATGGTTTAGTATTAAGAGTTGTTGTTATTGATAACAATGACGTAAACGCAAATGGCGGTGATCAATCTGCTGGAGCTGAAGAAGCGGTTAAAAAAATCGTTCCTTTCACAACAGGAAATAGATGGGTTCAAACTTCTTATAATAATAATTTCAGAAAACAATACGCTGGAATTGGTTACACGTTTGATTCCACAAAAAACAAATTCATTGCACCACAACCATTCGCATCTTGGTCGCTAGACTCTAATGACGACTGGCAAGCCCCAGTTGCATATCCAACAGTTACAACTTATGGAGATAATGTAAACTACATGATTTCTTGGGATGAAGCTGGACAAAGATGGACTGGTAAAGACGATCAAAATAATTCATTCGCTTGGTCACCTGAAACTTCATCTTGGATTGCTACAGGCAATTAAGTTAAAGAATTTTAAAAACGGAGTAAGATCATGGGATCACCCAATGGCGGTATAATCGGAGTAATCAATCCAACATCGTTTGGAAAAAATACTATTACTACTGGTACATCTGGATCAACAACAGTAACCACACAACCTGGAACAAGATTAATAGATTATTTAGTAGTAGCAGGAGGAGGAGCAGGTGGAGGAGCAACTACTTCGTCTGTTGGTGGTGCTGGAGGTGGTGCTGGAGGTTATCGTGCTTCTGGTTTTGGACCAGATCCTTTACGAGGTTCTACTTTAAATGTTTGTGGAGCAACATCTTATCCTATAGTTGTTGGAGCAGGTGGAACTGGAGTTTCAGCTTGTAGAGGTGGTAATGGTAGTCCATCTTCTTTTGCATCACCAAGTTCATTTGGTATTACATCAACAGGAGGAGGTGGAGGTGGAACAAGATGTACAACAGGACCTTTTACATACAATTCTTCTACTTGTAAAGTTATGGGAAGACCTGGTGGATCTGGAGGTGGAACTGGAAGTGGTGGACCTACTTATTTTTCTGGTTCTCCTGGTCCAACTTTTGATGCAAGAGGATTAGGAAACACTCCTCCAACAAGTCCTCCTCAAGGAAATAGTGGAGGTCCTAATTCTCCTCTTCTTTCCGCACTAGAGGGGGGTGGAGGAGCAGGTGCTGATGGGGGAATATTAGATGGTGGTGTTGGAGTTGAAAATAGTATTACAGGATCACCTGTATTTTATGCAGGTGGTGGTGGAACAAATGGTGGAAGTGGTGGTTTAGGTGGTGGTGGCGCTGGAGCGTGCGGAGTAGGAACAGGAACAGCAGGAACAGCTAATACAGGAGGTGGTGGAGGAGGATCAGATGGTCCTACTCCTGGATTAGCAGGTGGTAATGGCGGTTCGGGAATCGTTATCGTAAAAGAATTAAACAAGGCAAGTGGATCGTGGCCGTTGAGTGCACAATTTAGAAGCCAGAAACAGGGAACGTGGCCGAGATTAACAGTTTCAGTAGATTATTTAGTAGTAGCGGGTGGTGGAGGTGGGGCTAGAGGAGCTGGTTCTTTTTCTCAAGGAGGTGGTGGAGCAGGAGGTTTTAGAACATCTTTTCCAGGTGGAACAAAATTATTATTAGAAAGTGGATCTTATCCTATAGTTGTTGGAGCAGGTGGAGCAGGAAATTCAACAGGTACTTGTGCAACAGGTCGAAATGGAACTAATGGTTCACCTTCTATATTTTCAACAATTACATCATCAGGTGGAGGAGGAGGTGGAGGATATAGTACTCTTAATCCTATAACACCATCTGCAGTAGGAAATACAGGAGGATCAGGAGGAGGAACTGGGGGAAATCCAGTTGGTACAACAGGAGCTGCAGGAAACACCCCGCCAGTAAGTCCTCCACAAGGGAATAAAGGTGGTAATATGGTAGCTTTTCCATCAAGAGGAGCTGCAGGGGGTGGAGGAGCAGGAGTTGCAGGTACTGATAATGGAGGTGGTAATACAGGAACACCAGGTGGAGATGGATTAGCAAATTCAATAACAGGAAGTCCAGTATTTTATGCTGGAGGTGGTGGAGGAGGAGGTTGGCAATCATGTGTAGGAGCAGGTGGAAATGGAGGTGGAGGAGCAGGATCATCTGGTGCGTGTACAGCAACTTCAGGAACAGTTAATACAGGAGGTGGTGGAGGTGGAGGTGGAGCAAGTGCTCCTGGAACACAAGGAACTGGAGGTACAGGAGGATCGGGTATAGTTATTATCAGAGCACCAGGACCATCAAATTTATCTGCAGCACCAGGAACTAACACAGTTACAACATTACCGGCACCAGCTGGAGGTTGTAAAGTTGCGACATTTACGGTTTCTGGAGACCTTACAGTTAGCTAATAATTCATACACTTGACATTTATTCTATAAATTTATATATAGGATTTAGAAATGAACCTTCAGAATTACTACTATTACTTTCAGAGCGCACTCACACCTAGATTTTGTGATGAGTTAATTAAATATGGAAAATCACAACAAGAGCAATTAGCATTAACAGGTGGTCAAACAGATAAAATTAAAGAAGGTAAAAATTTATCTGAAGAAGATTTAAAAGATTTAAAAAAGAAAAGAGATTCTAACATCGTCTGGCTTTCGGACCGATGGATATTTAAAGAGATCCAGCCATTTATACATCAAGCAAATAGATTAGCTGGGTGGGACTTCCAGTGGGATTTTTCTGAAGCATGTCAATTTACTAAATATAAATTAAATCAATTTTACGACTGGCACTGCGACTCTTGGGAGTCTGCATATGCAAATAAAGATAATCCAGATACATTTGGTAAAATTAGAAAACTTTCTGTCACTTGCAGTCTGTCAGCTCCAGAAGATTATGAAGGTGGAGAATTAGAATTTGATTTTAGAAATACAGATCCTGATAAACCAGCAATAAGAAAATGTGCTGAAATTAAACCAAGAGGAAGTATAGTAGTATTTCCTTCTCATGTTTGGCATAGAGTTAAACCAGTAACGAAAGGAACAAGATATTCATTGGTTATTTGGAACCTTGGATATCCATTTAAATAATATGGCAAAAACAGATCAATTAAATTCATCAATTTATTTCAGCACTCCAGTTTACTCTATAGAAATACCTGAATGGGTAGATTATGTAGATAAAGTTTGTGATAAATATATTAAAGCTGCAAAAGAAAATAATAAAAAAGCAATTAAAGAACGTGAAAAAGAATTAGGTAAAAAAGTAGGTGATTTTTCTATGAGTCATCATTCAACATCTTTAGTTGGTGATCCAGACTTAAAAGAATTACAAGAATATATTGGTTCAACTTCATGGAATGTTTTAGATCATATGGGTTATGATTTAACTAACT